TCAATTCCGGCGGCACGTCCGCCGCCGTGCCGAAGCCGGCGGTCAAGTCGATCTCGATGCCGTTGAGGACCGCGCCCGGCCGTGGCGTGTCGGCGAGGATCAGCCGCGCCGGCCGCGCCCGTCCGTCGAGCGCGGCGCCGTCGAACCCGACAGCCGCCGGCACCCCATCGGCGTCGTAGACGGTCACGCCGTCGATCGCCTGCACCGGAAAGCGCTCGATCCGGATCACCCCGTCCGCCGGCCAGTCATCGAGGAGGAGGCGAAAAGCCTGGCTCGTCAGCACGAGCCCGGTCACGGCTTCGAGATGGCCGCGCGCGGCGGCGATCAGGCTCGCCACCAGCGCGTCCTCGGCGTCGGTCTCGAGCCTGAGATGCGCCTTCGCCTCGGCAAGCGTCAGCGGTTCGCCGAGCGGCGGCTCGGTCGCAAAAAGCGTCATGGCGATGTCCTCGTTGATTGGAAGAGCCCCGAGGCCCACCACCCCTTGAGGGGAGGGTCGGCGATTGGCGCGCGCAGCGCGAGCGAGCCGGCTGGGGTCTGGATGGAGCCATCAAATTCGGTGCTCACGGCCGCATCCCGACCCCCACCCGCATCAGCGTCGCTGGCGCTCGCTTCTGCGCCTCCCCTCGAAGGGAGGTTGGCCGAGGTTCGACGCTCGGCCACATCGTCGACCCATCTTGGAGACGTGCCGAACGGGCGAGCCGATGAGGAACGGTGCGACGCCGCCCCTCACCGACCCTCAGCCACCTCTCCCCACGGAGAGAAGACGCCACCCCTCACGCCGCCGAGAACTTCATTAGCTTGATCGCCTCGAAGTTCTGCACCCCGCCGCCCACGCGCTTGGTCGTATAGAACAGCACGTAGGGCTTGGCGGAATACGGGTCGCGCAGCACGCGCACCCCGGCCCGGTCGACGACCAGATAGCCGCGGCGGAAGTCGCCGAAGGCGATCGAGCGCGAATTGGCTGCAATGTCGGGCATCGCCTCCGCCTCGCTCACCGGGAAGCCCATCAGCGAGGCCTCGCCGCCCGCCGTCGCCGGCGGCGTCCAGAGATAGTTGCCGTCGGCGTCCTTGAACTTGCGGATCGTCGCCTGGGTGCGCCGGTTCATCAGGAAGCGCCCGTTCTGGCGATATCCCGCCTTCAGCGCGTAGATCAGCTCGATCAGCCGGTCGGAGGGCGCCGCGCCGAAGGCGCCGTCGACGCCGCTCGCCACGTGGCCGAGATTGCCCCAGCTCCACGCGCTGTCGGCCACGGTCGGATAGTCGAGGAGACCGCGCGGCTTGTTGACGCCGTCGCCGGTGACGAAGGCGATGCCCTCCTGTTCGGCGAAGGCCGCCTCCACCTCCTGGGCGATCCAGCTCTCGACGTCGAGCGCCGCGTCGTCGAGCAGCGAGGCCGTCGCCGCCGGCATGGCGTAGAGCTCCATGGTCGGGAACTGCAGTTCGGTGAGCTGGGCCGAGTTCGTCTGCGGCCGCGCCGCCGTCTCGCCCACCCAGCCGACCGCCATGCCCGACGTGGCGAAGGGCTTCTTCAACACCGCGCCCGAGACCTGCCGGACCGTGGCGATGGCGCGGACCGGCGAGAGCTCGGCGAGCCTCCGACCGATCTCGGTGTCGAGCTCGTCGGGGACGAGATAGCCGCCGTCCGGATCGCTGCCCGCCGACATCGCCTTCACCTCGGCCTGGCGCAGCGCCGTCTCCTCGCCGCGGCGGATATAGGCCGAGAACGCATCCTTGTGCTCGTCGGCCAGTCGCCCGCCGCGCCCGATCGGCGGCCGTGCCTGGCGCATCACCAGGTCGTCGAGGACGCGCTTCTGCTCGTCGACGGCGCGATTGATGCGCTCCACCTTCTCGCTCGTCACCACGTCCGGCGCGCCGCGCCGCTCGATCTCGGCGAGCCGCCGCTCGTTCTCCTGCCGGAAGGCCTCGAACGTGCTCCGGAACTCCTCGAAGGCGCCGGCGACGTCGCCGTCATAGGCCTTGATCTCGGCCGCCTTCACCTCGCGCGTCGCAATCGCGCCCGCGCCTGCCTTCATGCGCTTCGTCATCGTCTGTCCTTTCGCCTCTTTCGGGATGGAAATTGCTCAGGGCCGCATCGCCCGCGCCGCGCGCCGGATCGTCTCGGCGAGCATTGCGTCGCGGGCGAGATGCTTGACCGCGGTCACCCGCGCGCCGGGCTGCATCGGAAACGTCACCACCGAGATCTCGAACAGGTCGGCGGCGAGGATGCGGCGGATGCCGGCCGCCTTCTCGCTGCGTGCCTTCACGGTCTGGAAACCGATCGACAGCCCGTCGAGCGCGCCCGCCTTCATCAGCTCGTGCACCTCGCGGCCGCGCGCCACGCCGAGCGCCAGCCGGCCCTCGACATAGAGCCCGCGCCGGTCCTCGCGGATTTCGCTCCAGCGCCCGATCGGCTGGTCGGGATCGTGCTGGAACAGCATGCGCACCGCCTCGGCCCCGCGCTTGCGCAGCGAGGCGGCAAAGGCGCCGGGTTCGATGATGTCGCGGCCGAGGTCGATGGCGCCGAAAATGCTCGCATAGCCGGAAAAGCGCCCGTCGCCGCCGACCGTCTCGAGGTCGAGGTCGACGTGCTTCTCGTTCCAGCGCCCGGGTCTTGCCGTCGTGGTCATGCGTCCCTCCGTCGATGTCAGAAGCCGGGGCCGCGTCCGGCGCGGTCGGCGATGCGCACCAGCGCGCCGAGCACCCACCAGGCGGTCATGCTCGCCGCCGCCGATCCCATCAGCAGGATCTCCGCGGTGCCGAGCTGGTCGATGATCGCGAAGCGCTCGGCCAGCCCGACGCCCACCGGCGCGCCGAAGACGAGGCCCGAGGCGATGCCGGCGAAGCCGCGCGTCGCCGCCTCGCGCGCCGAGCGCGGCACCATGTAGGCGAGCGAGACGAGCGCGCCGGAACAGGCGCCGGCAAGGCGCACGGCGACGAGGACGGGGTCGGGTTCGATCGTGCTCATGTCATCTCCTTCCCGCGCGGGACGGACGCCCGCGCTGGCTGGTGCGATTGTTGAAAAAGTGAGTCAGCTTCTTGCCGGATTGAGTCCGGTTCAGCCTTTAACCCGCTGATATCCCACGGCTTCCCGCTTCTCCTCCTCGGTGAGGAAGTCGGCCGCGGCAAGCCGTGCCCAGAGCGCGTCGCGCTCGGCGTCGAGGCCCGGCAGCCGGTCGGCGTCGTAGCCGAGCGTCAGCCCCGCGCCGTAGACCGGGCGGACCCAGTTGGTCAGCGCCGCCGCCACTTTCGCGACCAGGGGCAGCACCGTCTGGCGGCAGAAGGCGCGATTGGCCTCCTGGTAATTGGCGTAGGTGAGATCCCCGGGAATGCCGAGCAGCATCGGCGGCACGCCGAGCGCCAGCGCGATGTCGCGGGCGGCGGAATTCTTCGCCTCGATGAAGTCCATGTCGCGCGGCGTCAGCCCCATCGCCTTCCAGTCGAGCCCGCCCTCGAGCAGCATCGGCCGGCCGGCGCGCCGCGCGCCCTGATAGCCCTCCTCGAGCTCCTCCTTCAGCCGCCGGTACTGGTCGTCGCTCAGGTTGCCGCCGTCCTTCGGCTGGTAGACGAGAGCGCCGGAGGGCCGGGCGGAATTGTCGAGCAGCGCCTTGTTCCAGGTGGTCGCCTGGTTGTGCAGGTCGAGCGCCATCTGCGCGGCGGCGAGCGGCGCGAAGCCGGCATGGTCGTCGAGCGGATGGAACAGCCTCAGGTGCAACAGCCCCCGGCCCGCCACCGGATCGATGGCGAAGCGCCGGCGCGCCGCCCCCGCCTGGTAGTCGTGCGCCACCGCCCAGCCGTCCGGCCCCTCGACGACGCGCACCCGGTCGGGCCGCAGGAGCTGCAGCCCGGCAAGGCCGCCGCCCGCGGGGATCGCCTCGATGAAGGCGTTTCCGGCAAGGATCAGGTGGCCGTAGACCGCCTCGAAGAATTCCGCGCCCGAATGCTGGCCGTCCGGCCGGGCGATCAGGTCGAGGAACGGATGCGCGTCGAGCTCGCGGGCGTCGTCATAGAGAAGGAAGGGCGTCGCCGCCGCCGTCTCGGCGATCATCCGCACCGCGCGGTGCGCCACCGGGTTCCTCATGAAGCCCTCGCGCGACAGCGCCGCGTAGGAGCGTCCGGACCAGGCCGCCACCGCCCCGCCGCCGAGCGCCGAGAGCCCCGCCGGCAGCCCGGCCTTCACCTCGGCCCCCGCGCTGGCGAGCGCACGCCTCTCCTTCCCGCCCGAAAACGGCAGCCGCATCCTCCAGGCCATCGGCCTCTCCTCTCCCAGAAAACCGAAAGCCCGCCGGACGGCGGGCTTTTCAAAGACGTGACAGCACCCAAAATGCCGCCTCAAGCGTCCTCTCCCCACCGGAGAGAGGTGGCCCGCAGGGCCGGTGAGGAACTACCCCACCTCGCTCTCGAAATCCGCGGCGATCCGCAACTCCCGCAGCGGCCGCACCAGCTCGATCGAGCGCTGGTAGAGCGGATGCGCCTTGTAGGCGGCAAGTTCCGCCTCNTCCTCGAACTCGCCATAGACGACGAAGTCGACCCGGTCGGAGATCGCATCGACATTGCGGTTGCGGCCGATCTCCTTGTTGCGCCCGTGCGGAACGTCCTTCAGGATCGACAGCCCCGCATGGATCGCCTCGCGGTCCTTCGCCTCGCGCGCGGTGAAGAAG